TCATTGTCCTCTACTCTTGTTCCATAAATTGTGTTATATGTCAGACCATTATTAAAGTTCGTTCCAGCGGCACCAGCATATGCATACTTAGATCTAGAAACAACCAGTTTGTCACATCTTGACAAACTCTTAGTCTGTGCAGTTACGTTAATCTTCTTAACTGTAGCAACAAGAATTGCATTTGTATCAGAAGCCTTGGAAAGATTAACAATAGTTGCAGTCTTGAATGATGCATCGAAACTTACTTTTCCAGTAAGATCTTCAATAGTACCATCAGAGAAAACAAGATTATACCTTTCCTCATCAAATGGTTGGAAGAACTGATCTCTGTCAGAAATAGTTACTGTAGCTCTACTACTAGAAACACTAACAGTAAACTGTTTTCTGATTTGAATTTCAGAACTAGAAAGATCTACGTTTGAAATATAAGAATCTGGAAGTCTAGTTGCAAGAGTTGAATTTTGACCGTTTACAAGTCTTGGTTTTAACAGAGTGAAATCACTTGTTTGGATCTCGGATGATGGAAGAGTTCCATTACAAACACCAGATACTGTCTGAACTGCTGCAAGTGTGATTGTAGAACCATCTGCAGACAGAGCACTAACTCTGTTAAATGTTGGAACAGACTGTCCTTGTTTGTTGTAAGTTACAATATCTCCCGTGTTGATACCAACAGAGAACCTATTACCAGGAGCTGTACATACGCCTGCAGTACCAATTGTAAAGTTTGTTCCTACTGGGGCAACTAAAAATCTATCAGACAATACACCATCTGCATTAAATGTGTTAATACCAACCGTTTGATAAATTGACTTAATATCATCAAACTTATATTCTCTTACAGACGTTACAACTCTAGTATCAAGAATTCCGTTAATCTTGATTGGTTCATCAACAATAAATTGTCCATTTGTTGATGTTAAAGTAAGAGAAGTTGAGGAAGAAACGTTGTTCTTTAAGAAACCTTTTGCACCACTTCTTGCACCTTCAATATATGCGGGAGTGGTTTGAGTAATACTGGAACTTACTGTGATGTCAGTAAATGTTTGAATATCATACAGATACAGGTCATAATTAGTTGCATCATTTGAATATGCAGCAGCTTCAAGTTTATAATCATAAACCTTTGCATTTCCAATCTCGATACCAGCTGGAGTTGAATCCGTGGCACCAATTCTTTGACTTCTAAGACTTACTACTGCAGTAGTACCAAACCCGACAAATGGGGATCCATAAACTCTGTTTACCTTTAAGTATCCAACACCATTAACGGAGAAAGACGTAGAATCAATAGTCTTTGTATCTCTTGGTTTGTCTACATCGATATAAGAAGTATTCAGTTTTTCAATATCATATCCCTTTAGATATGCCTTACCAGGTGAAACCTGATACAACATCAGATTGTCACTTGGTATTCCTCCCTGAGAGGTCTTTTGATTTGCAAGGTAAATACCACCATTCCCCTGTCTATCATTGAGTGATTCGACAACTTTGACTTGGAATGGCTTTACATAATAGTCACCACTCTCATCATAAGTTCTTCTTGCCAGTTCATCTCTGATGAGATTGTAGTCTGTTTTCTTGACAAACTTTTGAAGTTTGCCATTCTCAAGTCTCATCAATTCAACGAAATTCTCATCGTTGAATTCTTCAAGATCTTTTTTAATCAGTGTTGTTTTAATCTGGAATCTATCAGCACCAGGAGCTGAAGCGTTAGAGAAACCAGCTGCATTATCAAACAACGAAGGATCATCATATGCAGTTACAATATTCTCATCAACAAACAGACCAACTCTATAGTTTGGAGTTGCATTATATTGATCTAGAATAATAGTCTGAGATAATACTTTTACAAAGTATCCACGAATAAAGAATACACCCTCTTGAATTGAAGCAGAACAACCAGTTGAAGTTGCATTTGATGCAATACAAGTGGCGAATGGGTTATTGGCTACAATACGAGAAAGACCATACTCAATATCTGTCGATGCAATCAGATTTTCACCATCTTCAAAGGTTTCTGTTGCGAAGTCAGAACCAGATTTTGTGTATTTAATATAAAGAGTGTTAGTTCCTCTTTCTGAGTTTGAAGCCAACAGATAGTTTACAACTGTGGCTTCAACACCAGAATTAGATCCCCTAATGACTTTTCCTACAAGTTGTTCCAGGTATTCTGAAACTGGAATACCAAGGAAAGTTTCGTTAATCTCTACCGCATAATACAGTGGATCATATGCGATTTGGCCAGGAATGACCATCGAACCTTCTTTGAAGAAGTGTTGACCAAACCTTTCAATTTGATTTTGAAGAATAGACTGGAGTTGTGTTAACTCTCTCGCCTGTACTGGACTAGCGGGTTTAAATAATACCCGATTAAAGTTCTTATCTTCATTAAAATCATCAAAATATGGAGAAACGTTGAGGTTAGTCTCTTGGGGCATTTTCTTAGAACTCTAATACGATTTTAATGTCTTCTTTCTGAGTGGCACTGCGCTGGATCGCTGCCCTGTTATCTATGTATAAGATCTCACCAGAATATTTTTTAATTTCTGGTTGAGCAACACCTTCCACAAAACTCTGTCCAAGTTGAACTGTGGCAGATCCAACTGTTGTTGCAGTTCCAGGATTTGAAGAACTACCAAAACTAGTTTCAATGCCAAGAGCATCTCCACCAGTTTGCCCACTGATGACATATGTACCACCTGCACCAATTTGAGAGGTAAAATCAACCATTCTAAATCCATATGTGGTCGATCCAAGTCCAACTGGAGTATAAAGTTTTAAGACACCCGTTGAACTATCCCAATTTGCAACATATCCAACAGCAGTGGAACCAACTCCAACTGTTTGATAAACTGGAGTGTCTACTGTGTAAGTCGTATCAGAAACACTACCACCAGTTAAGTTTCTAAGTTTTAATGCAGTCAGAGCACTTGCTTTTGATGATGTAAGAAGACTTCCTGCTGGAGTGGTTGGATTATGAATAACACCAACCCTAGCAAAGTCATTACCCGTAATAAAGTCTGGATTTGTTGCATCATTCTCATAACGAGAGTAGAGAAGAACTCTAAATGCACCCAGTTCTTTGTAGATGTCATAACCATGACCACCCGTAGGAGGAATGACAACCTCAAATTCTGCTACTGATGTTGTTCCAACACCAACAGCGGACAAACCAGAAATAGGACCACCAGTTTCAGAACCAGGAGCACCAGGATAGAACCTAATTGTTCCTCTGGTGTATCCAGTTCCTCCATTTGTCACTGAAACATTAGAGACTTTACCCTGAGAATCAACCGTTACACTAACCTTTCCACCAGTTCCATCACCCAAAATTGGAATGTTATTGAATGTCGTAGAAATTGGTTGATATCCACCACCCGCATTAACGATCAATGTAGTTTCAATTTTTCCATCTACTGCATTATTCTTTACATCTGCAGTATCTCCAGTTCCCCAATTTTCTGGAACGGGGATATAATCAATCGAATCGAACTTAATAATATCAGTTGGTGTAATAGTGTAGAGATATTTCCAGATATATCCATCACCACTTGTTCCTGCGGCCTTTGGTTCAAGATCAGTAAAAGTTGGTTCATCCAGAGAACGAGCACCAAAAGGACTTTCTGGATTTTGTCCGTTATTAATACAAAGATATACCTTGTATTGACTGTTTACAACATAGTACTTTGCATCATACAAATTAGTTGATGATGTCTGAGGACTTAAATTAGTTCTAGTGTAGTTATTTTTGTACATCTCATAGACAGTACCAGATGTCCATGTGTACTTTCTAACTAGTCTCTTGACATCACCAGTGGTCAGTCTCTTGAGAGCGATCATGGTGTCATAATCATCATTATACTCTCTAAAGCCGTCTTTTGGAGCGGGAGTGTTGGTATTCCAATCAGTAGTACCATAACCAGCCCCAACATCACTGGAGTTTGGAAGTCCAATGAAGGTATAATATGATTGTGAAGTGCTACCTACACCAGCGACAAAATTCGCAGCATTTAATATTCTAAATTGATCTGAAATAATCGCAGGCATTTTAACAGACTTTTTGTTTTATTTAGGTGGTCTCTGTAAAGTTGCTGTAGTTTTCATTAAGACCCTGGATACGAACAACAAGAGGTGCTGTAGTAAGTCCAGTGTATCCATTTTGATTGACAATTGTAAATGACTTAGGATCAGTAATACTTCTGGTGAAGTTATAGAACCTACCCCAACTGTAGTATCCAATTCTAGGAGAAATACTTGTGGTTCCGAGACCAGCAAGTGATCTTACGTTGGAGTAAACAGTAACAATACCAGAAACACCATCATTATCAACTCTGTCTGCACGATAAACGTTATCGATGAATGAAGTACCTATACCAATCACACTATTTTCGATAGTGATAGAGGTCAGTCCATTACCAACGATAGAATTGTTGATTACAAAGTAGTATCCTGTTTGAATACCACTTCTTACAATGTTTCCAAAACCTGCTTGGTTGAGGAAGGCATCAGCATCAAATTTGAAGATTGCCATTGGTGTTGTGGTATTGATACCAGTTGCACTAGTTGCAACACCAACAACAACACCAAAGTCACCTTCACAATCAACACTAGTTACAACTTCAGATGTTACTGGTTCAATTGAGAAAAGAACGTCTACATTTTGATTTGGATCATATCCAAAACCACCATCTGAAATGGTAACTGCAGAAATTGTTCCTGCTGCAGACACCGTTGCAGTGGCGGCTGCAGATACTGTTTCTGGAACACTGTAATAGATGCTAGATGTCAAACCAACAGCCATCAGTTTATTATCACCATAAACAAGTGCATTGAAATCTGTTCCAACTCCAACAAACTTCTTATACCAAGTATTCGTATCAATTGAGTTGAGTACCATTCCACTTTGACCAACTGCGACCCAAACGTCATCTTGATAGTAGACAGAGTTAAGGTTAAATGTTGATCCAGAAGAAACAACACTCCAATTAATACCATTGTCAGTAGATCTAATGATCGATCCTGCAGCACCAACAGCAATCCATTTGTTATCACCATAGACTACATCATTAAGTCTGGTTGTAATGGCGTTTGTTGTAACACCAACCCAGGTTTCTGCGTTATTTGATCTAAGAATTTCACCATTATCACCAACCGCGATGAAGATGTTTTCGTTATATCCAACACCACGGAGGTTCTGTGTTGAATATTTTGGTGTAATAACAAACGCAGTACCAAATCCACTAGAACCAATTTCTGTAAACAGAATTGTTCCTGCTGCACCAACTGCAACACCCTTAGTTTGACCAGAAACAACGGCATTCAGGTCCTGAGTGATTGTTGTATCATTGTATGAATATAAGAAACCATTTAGAACTCTGGAGTAGATAACAGCTTCATTGAATGTGAAGTTTCCAGTGCTAATTGCAATCGTTCCTCCAAGACCAACCGCAACAATATTGGTTGACATTCCAACAACATCAAAGAATGTTCCAAATCCAACGGGAGTTGCATCGTACCAGGTAGTTCCATCCGTGGATGTATTGATACCCGATGTAGATCCTACGGCAATGAATGTGCCCGATGTGTATGCAATTCCTTGATACTCAATGTCAGTGCTGGAAACTGATTGTGTCCAAGTTCTACCAATTTCCTTGGTTTTAACATAAGTGGTTGCAAAAGAAACTGTTGGAACAGTTTCATAACCAAGACCACCATCAACAATTGTCACAGAAGAGACAGATCCACCTGCAGAAACCGTTACTGTTCCATCGGCTCCATCAACGTTGTTTTCTCTAACGATCTTAATACCAGTTCCAGGAACAGTATTTCTGTCAGAACGGTTATCATATGCACTAAAGAGTGGGAATGCATTTTCAACAAAGATTTCATTAGATGAAATACCAACGTTTTGAATAATTCTTGTGGTTGGTTGTACTTTTGCAATCAGTGATTCTCTAGCCTTAGAATATTCTTGACCATCGATGATATTGTCACTGGTCTGTTTTTCCCAAGAAAGACTTCTCAAGAAAGCTGGATTTGTATTAATACCAAGACCTCCATAGATGTTAGTCTCAACTTTACTGGTTCCAGTAATATTCAGAACAGTTCTTTGATTTTGATCAACAAAGTTACCCTGTCTTCTAAGTTGAAGTTTATCACCGATTTTTACTGTAGGAAGAGGAGTTCCATTGTTTACATCTTTATTAGATCCTCTGAAGAAGAGAATTTGCAATTTGCTTCCTTCCCTTGGAGCCTCAGTAAACTCAATTTCGGTTCCACCACCAAAGATGTAGTTCTCACCTGGTTTCTGCAGAACATCGTTCAGGAAAATGAGAAGGTTATTTCCAATGTCAATAGATGTATCATTAGAATCAATGTTAACAATTGCGCCTGCAGTTGTTCTTAATGTAAAGACACGTTTGAAAGAGTTAAATTCACCAGAGAAATCATAAAGTGGAAGAAGTTGACCAAAACTAAATCCAGAGAACTCATCAGTAATAATAGAATCGACTGTGAAAGTAAATGCACTAAACGCGGCACCGACAGTTGTAGGAATTCCTGTAACTGTCAAAACATCTCCGTTTGCATATCCAATTCCCCTTTCAGTAATATCGAAGTCAATTATAGTACCACCAGTACCAACAATAATAGTAGCCTTAAGACCACTGCCTTGACCGCCAGTGAACGTGACGTTATTGTATGCAGTTGGGATACCAACAATGATTATTGGAGGAGTAGTGGATGCATATCCAGTACCACCACTGACAGTTGAAATGCCAGTGATTGAACCCGCAGCTCCAACTGTTGCAGAAAGTACTGCAGTAGATCCAATTCCAAGAGGATTAAGAACCTGAATGGAAACGGAATCCGAAGATCTATATCCAGAACCGCCACCCGTTACAACCACAGATTCAATTGCACCTGCACCATTAATGATTGCGGTTGCTGCTGCGGCAACAAGACTTTGGTAACCAGATCCAAATCCAACAGTAACATCATTTACAATTCCACCCTTAGGAAGATTTTCTCTTACTGTGCCAGTAAAGAAGATAGATGCACCAATTCCAGGATCTTGAGCCTCATCCATGTTGTAATCAATGGTTGGTCTCTGGAAAATGTTATTAACCAGAATTATGCCATAATTGATAACTTCACCACTACCACCATCACCGTCAATTGTTGTTACAATACCAGTTGTGTTCTGACCATCCTGAAGAAGAGTGAAAGTCTGACCAACACCAGTAAACTTATCGGAGACATCATCAAACACAAAGTTAGTGGTTGGATTTTGTCTATTAAAGATACGTCCAGAGAATGTAGATGATGTGGAAATACCTGGTTGTAAGGTACTAACTCCTATTGGACCATATGGAGGATCGGTGAAGAAAATAACGTCTTTAACGATGTGGAAATCTCCACCTCTCATTGTTACCGCAGCGCCAACAGTGTGTGCTGCAGAAACTGTTCCAAGTAAACCACGTTCAACTGCAAGAACATTTGTAGAACCAAATCCAACGGTGGAAACTCTTAGAATTTCACTATCAATTTGGAGAAGATTTCCTGCAGAAATTGAGGTTATACCAACAACCGTAATTGTAGTTGATCCTGTCCCAACTGTTGTTCCAAGTCCAACTGATATGTTTTTCTTGTACAACGGAGACTGAATGATACCATCAAGATCGATGATAACTCTCTCATCTGGATTTGGAACATCAAAGGAATGAGAAGTTCCAGTTCCAACAGAACGGAAAACAATTGGTTGTTGGTTAGTAATTGCGGTTGCAAGTCCTGCCAGAGAGAACCGATTATTATCAATCTTACTGACAAAGAGTTGATCTGGTAAGAAATTGGTAGAAACACCACCAACTACATTGTTTGTAGTTTCAATACCAATTCTGTTATTCCCATAAACGCCATTACCTGGATCATATTTAATTTTCTCACCAGTCTGGAAGTTATGATTATCAACTCTAATAATTGATGATCCAACACTAATTACTGAGGAACTAGACCCATCAAAAATCTTGGTAAATGGTACGATGGTTCCATTTTCTACGGTAAGTCTAAATGATGTTAATCCAACAAGAGTTGCAGAAGTGGTTGTTCCAATTCCAGTGAAGCTACCAGAAATATCATCGATAACATCAACCTTGTTTGTTACTGCATTGATAAATGTGGTGATTTTTCTAGAACTAAATGTGATGAACTTGGAAAGTCCATTCGTGATGGTCTCTTCCCCTGCAAGATCAAAATCATCTCTATTGTAGAAAGACTTTAAGTTATCAACATTAACAAAAAGACTTGTATCTGCGGCACCTGCACTAACTCTTAGATTGTCACTTCTTGAGAAACCAGCTGAAGATACAGAAGTTACTACCAGATCGGAGAACTTCTTATATCCAGATGGGTGAATGATACTATCAACGGCATTACTCCACTCAGTTTCCTGAACTTCACTCTTGATTGAATATGAGAAGTTTTGATAGTAATCGTTATCTTCTAACTTCTGGAAGTCATCGTTCAATTTACCAGTGTCTTTTTGCCATCCTTTTGGTCTTTCTGCAGAATATCCAGTATTAAAGAACTTATCAAATGACTGTACCTTTGCAACGGTTCCTTCTGCGCCAGAAACTGATCCTTTAACAACATCACCCACAGATACTGTTGGATTTTCAGTTCTTAATCTTACAGTATTAGTAACTGGATCATAACCATTATCAGATACAAATGCAAATCCACTGGAAGAATAAGTTACTCTTTCACCATCAAAGAAACTATCTGGTTCAAAATTAACAGAGAATGTTGGTAGGTCAGACTGTTTGATAACTCTACCAGAACTGTTTGCAGAATCATATGTACCACCAGTTGTTCCGATACCAGCAATAGAATATGTAATTTGTGCGCTGATTGGATTTCTGGTTAGAACTGTGAAGAGTGAATAATTATAGTCGGAAGAATTATAACCACCTGTTGAAAGAAGTGCAGTTGTAAGACCAACACCTTCAACAAAAACTCTATCACCAACTGCAAATGGGAAGTCAGATCCATCAGCCTTCCATCCGTTTACTGGTTGTGTGATGGTAAGGAAATTTGTGTCTCCATTTGAAGAAGCCGAAACAATACCAACACCATTAGTGTTTCTTGTAGAAACAACTCTACAAGAACTTTGAATATTATCAAAACCAGAAGCTTGACTTAAGACATCAACAGACGTTACAGAAGTACCTTCAAGATTTGCGCGTAGTGAAATATCTGGTCTATCAACAACGACTAAAACTGGTGCGTCAAGATAATTTCTACCTGTGGTAACAACACCAATTGAAGAAACTTTATAGTTCTTTGTGAAAGTTACATAAGTTGGAATATCAATTTTTGGTTTCACCGACTTATCGGATGGATAATCAAAACCGATTTTTGTTATTTCTGCAAATGCAGGTCTACCCAAATTTCTATCTGGATTATCATCATCAAGTCTTAAGAATGCATTTGTACCTCTCGCAGTCTGAACAGTACTAATTCCAGGTGGTCTTAAGTAATCAACACCAGGGAAAGTAACTTCAACTTCATTAATACCACCCAAGGCGGTAGGGGAAGTCGTTACATATCTGAAAGTTGTTACTCCAGAGTTAGTGTAACTGTTACTTTCTGGTTTCTTGGAAAGTGCATATCTAAACTCAGAGGTTGATGTAGTTGTGATACCATAAGTACCAGAATAAACACTATTATCAATTACAATTTTAGATCCATTTACAACACCATTGTCAGGTGTAGTGGCTCTCTTATCAACACTAATAGTATCAAGGTTTAATGGTGTTAACTTGTAATAAAGTGTTGATGGAACATTATCCGAAAGTTTTAGATTAACAATCGCACCAGAATTACCTGGTGAACCACTTCTTGTTATTTCTGTAGAAATTCCAAGTCCTTCATATCTGTTAATGAAATCTTGATCCTCAAAAAATTCTAATTTGAGATCACCAAGACTTGAATCAGAAACAGCAAATCCGATTGTTTGTCCTCTAGTTGCACTGATAATTGGATTTATCTTTGCTAGTTTATGAACTCCAGATCCAAACGTTGTAATTCCTACATATTGATCATTGAATTTTACACTGTCAGAATAATTTGTTGACAGTCTAAATCTGTTCTCATCAATAGTCTTAACATAATACTCACCTCTATTGATTAGAGGAGAGGCTGGAGAAGAAGCGACATAGAGTACTTTATCACCACTAATAAATCCATGATTATTAACAGTAATAATAGACTGCGGTGTACCAACACCAATCGCAGAAGTTCCAAAGTAAATTGGATCAATGATTGTTCTTCTTGACGTTGTATCATACTCAACAGATTTACTGAGTGTTGAATTTGGAAGAACGGTAACGGTTACTTTATCGTTGGTTGTTAAATTATGATCATTTCCAGTCAGCACAGTTACATCATATCTCTTTACTGTTCCAGTGTATTCAGTATTCTTTGTGGTGAATGAATGTTCAACCCCAGTATTGTTTTGAACTGGAGTAAAGTACAATGAAGTTGCGGTTGTACCAATACCAGTCTTAGTGGTTGTAATACCAATAAGATCTCTACCTTTGTTTACTGCATAAACAGTTTGTCCATCAACAAGATTGAATGGATTACTAAGATTTAGATTGTTAGAAACTGTTAGTGCTATACCAATTGGTCCCACACCGTAGGTCAGTTCTTGACCACTGGACAGATCATGGCCAACAATGCTAATGGAATTATCGGCGGTTGATCCTGAAGGAGGCAAACTATGATCTGTTAAGATAGTACCATCATTAGCCTTAACTCTAATAACAGTTGTAGTTCCAACTCCAGCCACACTCTGAACAACAACAGTTGTTCCAATACCAATCGAATTTTGTGGATTAAATACAATCTTTCTGTTTGGTTCAATTGAAAGATCTGTCTTAACGCCTACCGTAAAGATAAATCTACTTTGGTCTACGGTAAACAGAGTTCCTGCATCATGCGATGTAAGTACACCTGCTTGACGACGAACTCTATACTTATTATTTGTCTTGTCAATCGAGAGAACAGTAAGTCTTTCCGACGTGGCGCCGCCCACCAGAATATCATCTACTAATATACTGTTCGAAGAACCAGATGTTTCAAGAACAAGAGTTGTTGTAATACCAGTAGCACCACTTGTACCAATACCAACATCAAGTCTGGCAGTTACTGAAGAAACTGCGATGGTTCTTGGGCCTTCAATAAACTTAAGTTCTCCAGTACCAATACCAGAAATATCAACAATATCACCGTTTCTAAGATTGTGAGCGGTGCTTGCAATACCAGTAACTACTTGATTATCATAAACAAAGGATACCCCTGAAATTGTGGTTATGCCAAGATTAATTTGACTGATACCAATTCCAGTAATAGTCTTAACTTTGGCAGTTGCAGAATTTCCACCAGAGTTACTATTATTGAATATAACTCTATCACCAACTTTGTATCCTTCACCACCACTGATAGAACTAATTGTAGAAACTCCTGCCTTTTTGATAGCCCTTACAGTGAGTTCGGTATATTCAATATTGTTAGTTACCAAGTAATCATATTCCGAGTTCTCAAATCCAAATTTGTAAGGATATGTGTTTCTTATCAGATCTCCACTGTTTAAAATTGGCAGAGATTGGATAGAAGTTGGTTTTTCATTAAATTCATTTTTCTTAAACTTAAATCCATTTAAGACATATGGAAAAAGAGGTTCTCTGTTGCTTACAAATGGAATTTCCGCACTATCTGATGGATTAATGGTGCAGAAGTAAGCATAAACACCGTTTGGATATTCTGGAGTTTTGCAGAATCTACCATTATATTGATCAAGATCACCAGTGTTGGTGTATGACCAATCAGTAACAAAGAAACCAAGTGGGTATATTGTTGTTGGTGGTCTATTAGACTTGGACTTAAGAGAATATCCAGGGGTCAACCTACGAACTATTCCTCCAGTTGGAGAAGAATATCCATAGGGACCATAAATGGGGCATCCATCATAAGCCCACCCAACAATAGGTGAGTGAGATACTGTTGTCTTTTCGGAGAAGTTACTCTCAACGTTATCATTAAGAATTCTTCTTAATTTTCTTGGAAGATATCCATGTGCAAATTTATTACCATAATCTGAGTTTTGACTTGGGATAATAACTCCATCATCATTTTCACTAATCGATCTCTTATACTTTTGGATGAAATCAACTTCCCATTTTTTGATATTGGCTTTAAATTTAGCCCCACTTCCAACAGGCGACACTGTTACTGTAGTACTTCTCGGTAAGTAACCTCTACCAGCATCTACAATTGTAATTCCTGTTATTGAACCATTTGTTAAGGTTGCTACTAATCTTGCATATTTTCCATCGCCGTTAACGGTAAGGACTGGAGGAGTTGCATATCCAGCACCACCATCCTTTATCTTAGTTTGTACAATAGATCCATCTTGAACAATTACATCAATCTGAGCATCACTTCCATTGGAAACGGTTACGTTTGGTCTTCTCTGAACATTGAACGTATCTGTTACGCCATAACCAGATCCAACAGAGGTTACATGAACATCAGAGATAGATCCAGTGCAAACTGCTCTAAGAGTTGGAGTAGAAAGTGAAGTATTTGCAATACCCGAAATTACATCGATACTTACATTAATATCTGGATATTTAAAGGTGTGAGTACCAGCACCAACAGATTGTAAGTCAACGTAGTTATTCTTTTGATAGTTAAGTTGGGTTGCAGTTGTTCCAACTCCAGCATTAGCAACTCTAAATCTGTCTTTATCAACAGAAAGAACGTAATATGTTAGTGTAGTAGAAAGACCACTGATTGCAGTATTAGTAGTGGAATACTCTACAAGATCTCCAGAACTAAATCCATGATTTTTAAAGAAGATATAGTCATCTGCAGTATTAATTCCACTTCTGATTTCTTCATCAAAAGTTAAACTTGGATATTGTGTTGCATTTACAAGAGTTTTTCTATTTGAATATCCAGATCCAGAATTTGTAACAATTACACTATCAAGAACATTTCTTTCTACAACAGATACAAGTCTTCCAGTTCCTGCAGATTTCTGCGTAAGGTCAACGGGATTTGTACCAGCCACAGCATCATTATATGTTGTCATCAATTGGACAATTGTATCACTTACCTTATGAACATAATAAACTGCACCATCAATTAGTCCTCCAACAGAGGCATAATTAGTCGCCTTATTGTATACAACTGTTTCTCCATTAAAGAACAGATGATTTGTATCAAATTCAATCTTATCATCAGTTGTGTTTACATCAATATCTGAATTGAATGCCTGATTATTGTTTATCCTTCTAAGTCTGGCTTCTGCAGTTGCGCCAGTTCCGTTACCGCCAGTAATTGTGATTGATGGTACTTGTTTGATATCATAACCTGCATATGTAATATCAATTCTATTGAAGGAACCATTTTCTACAACTGCGAAAGCAGTGGCTCCAGATCCAACACTATCATATACATGAATATTTGGTGGATTTACTACATCATATCCAGATCCACCATTTTCAACTTCAATATCTTCAATTGATCCGTAATAGATTACATCACCAGATCTATTAGAGAAAATTTCAACTCCATTTCTAAACATACCAATATTTTCATTTTCAAATATTGGTTCATACTCTTTTGTTTCTGGAGTTACTGGAAACTCTCTGATAAAATTCTGGTATTGGACGTTTTTACCGTCAAGGTCTCTAGGAACAATCACATGAGTTGTGCCAGCACCCTCAAGAGAAATAAATCTCTTTACAGAAGCGTCATAGAGACTTTCCGACAGAGAGATTGTATTCTCGTCGATCCTAGTTACGGCATAAGTGGATCCAGTTGTTAATCCAACAATCGCACTAGTACCGATAGATACTGGAGAATACCTAATCAGATCACCACTATAAAATCCATGGTTGTTGATTGAGACATTTGTCCCACTTACATCTCCAGATCCAAAAGTTTTTTGTCTATTTGTCGCATAGATCGTATAACCAGGAAGTGATCCAGAAGTTACATAGAACTTATCATCATTGGTGTTTGAATATGAATTTTGTACGTTGGCAACAAAATTAGACACACCAAGATTGCCACCATTACTTGATGCAAATGTCAGGTTCTTTCTAACACTGTAAGTCTTGTTGATGTCAATAGTTCCCGAAGAAATTGAGATCTTGAATTCTGTTGGACTAATAATTTGATTTACGGTTCCCTCAACATTTGAGGCAATTGCAGAACTTTCATCAATTAAAGTTACAGAATCATCAAGATAGAGCAAGTGTGGACTTGCGGTTGTTACATTGTTTGTTGCATCAATAATAGAAGTATTAGTATCAAGTCTTTTTGCAACTTTAGTTTTTGTCTTGATATTATGGATCCAAGAATTAAGTCTATGATTTGTTGCCTGACTTACATTACCAAGGGCCTTAACACCAATTTGATCTCCACCAACTAAAAATCCAACATCACTAATTGGAGCATCAGATACTACTGAAGTAAGTCTAAAATAGACTGGTTTTGTAATATCACCATCTTCATAAGAGTAAACTGTTTTGTTTCCTCTAATAAACTGACCGTTTG